CACATCGCGATCTCGCCGTGCAACACCTTGAGCACGCATGGGTGATGCAATATTTCCCACACCATTTAAAGATATTCCAATATTACCAGATAAAGTAACATTTGAAAATCTTGAGATAACATTTTTAGTAGATGAAAAGTTACAAAACTATCAAGAACTCTTTAGGTGGATTATGGCGATTGGATTTCCAGAAGATAGAGCACAGTTCAAAAGTTTTAGACAAGAAAATGTAGGTCAGTTTCCTACATCTCAATCAAAGATAAATGCACCATCAGATACACCTAAACCTAGAACACCAGACGGTGCAATGTATTCAGATGCAACATTAACAATACTATCTAATAAAAATAATCCAGTATTAAATGTAAACTTTTCAAATGTATATCCAGTATCACTTTCTGCATTACAATATACAAATGACCAATCAGACACTCAATATATGAGTGCAACTGCAACTTTTCAATATCAATTATTTAAATTTGAATCGTTATAAGACTTGACAACTTTTTAATTATAGTATATAATACCGTATGGACTTACAAAAAATACAAGAAATGTTTGATAAAGATTCCAAGATTGATGAAACTAACATCAATCTAGAGGAGACTAGAAGTCCAGCATTACTTAATAAATATTTAAAACTTTATACTAATTTTAGACTTATGTTAAGTAAAGCTGAAACTGATATGAAAATATTAAAAAAACAAAAATGGGAATACTATTCTGGTAAATCAGAGAAACCATTTGAGTTGAAAATTCTTAGACAAGATATTCCAACATACTTAGAATCAGATGAAGATATGGTTAGATTACAATCTAAACTAGATTATCTTAAAGTTGTTTCTAGTTATTTGGAACACATAGTGAAAAATCTACACAATAGAGGATTCCAACTAAGAAACATAACAACTTGGATTAAATATACGGAGGGTGCATTATGAGTATATGTGAAAATAGTTACTATTATTTCATAGGTGCATTAAATGACCAACAATGTAATGCAATTATAGAGAGAGGATTGTCTGACATGACTCTCACAGAACAAAAGAGTGGTAAACACGCCACAGATGCTACTACTTTTGATTTTAGACAAAAAGGTGGTGAAACATCTAATGCTGGTAATATCGCACAAAATCATTTGACTGCACAAGGCAGAAGAAAAAAAGGTATTAAAGAAGAAGATGTATATGTTAGAGATACTAAAGTTGGGTGGTTAGCAGATAAATGGATATATGATTTAATGCACCCATATATACACGAAGCAAATCAAAAAGCAAACTGGAACTATCAATGGGATTTTTCTGAAACTTGTCAGTTTACAGTTTACAATCCAGGCCAATTTTATTCGTGGCATACTGATGGTGGTTCAAGACCATATATACCATTTGACCCAACAGTAAAGGAACAAAGAAGAAAAGATAGTAATGGTAACTATATGATTGCAAAAGATGATACTGGTAAAGAAATAAAGTTTGATAAAACATATAGAGACGGAAAATTTGAAGGTTTACCTAGATATATTCCAGCGCCTGGTTTTGTGGATAATCCAAATCAGTTCTGGAAGACTAGAAAATTATCCGTAACGGTAAATTTAACCAATCCAAAAAATTACAAAGGTGGTAATCTTAAATTTGATTTAGGGCCTCATATGGGTAATAAAAGATATCACACTTGTACGGAAATAAGACCAAGAGGTTCTATCATAGTATTTCCATCATTTATACACCACTTGGTTACTCCAGTTACAGAGGGGACTAGATATTCTTTAGTAATATGGAATTTAGGAAAGATGTTTAGATGATTGATACTGTAAAATTTTTCAAAGAAAAAAAGTATGTTCTCATAAAAGAGATGATACCTAGAGATATTGCAAAAGTAGCAACTCAATATTCTCATTATGATAGAGCAAGTAATTTTCAACCAGAATCAGAAGGTGCTCAAATTCCAGGCAGTCATAGTGTTTATGGTGACCCACTTATGGAAACACTTTTGAATTTTGGAAGAAAGACAATAGAAAAATCTACTGGATTAGAATTGTGGCCTACTTACTCTTATTATAGATTATATAAAGTAGGTGATGTATTAAAAAGACATAAAGATAGACCATCTTGTGAGGTATCTATTACTTGTTGTTTAGGATATGATTACAAGGGTAAAAAAGATTACAACTGGGGTATGTTTGTTGGCCCAGAAGATGGTGAGAGAGGTGCAAAAGGAAAGATGATTCCAATGGAGCCTGGTGATGGAGTAATATATCGTGGGTGTGAAGTAGAACATTGGAGAGAAGCGTTTAACGCACCAGAGGGTGCATGGCAAACACAAGTATTTTTACATTATGTAGACAAGAACGGCCCATATGGTGATTTTTGTAAATTTGATTCTAGACCAGCACTTGGTCTTCCACACACCACAAAAGATATGGAAAAGGTCAGAGCTGCAAATGAAGCAGATGCTAACCAAGATAATAAAAGAGATGCTTTTCCAGAATTGAATAAAGAAGAAGTACCTTATGAAAATAGAGAAAAAAAATGAAGTATACATACGAATTGAAACAGAACCACATATTGCAAGAGAACTCTCAGAGTATTTTACCTTTGAAGTGCCTGGTGCAAGATTTATGCCCAGTTATAGAAACAAAGTATGGGACGGAAAAATACGATTATTCTCAGTTGCTACTGGACAAATCTATTTGGGATTGTTACCATACATCAGAGAGTTCTGTAAACGAAATGACATTAGATACGAATTAGATTTCAATACAAGACCAGAGGACATTGATGAATCAACTATTAAGTCATTTATTAAACACCTTAAAGTTCCATACAAAGCTCGTGATTATCAGATTTCTAGTATTCTTTATGGTGCCAGAAAATGTCGTGGTCTTTTTGTTTGTCCTACTGCATCTGGTAAATCGTTAATCATTTACGGTCTTACAAGATGGTGTCATTCAAAGAATCTTAAAACTTTAATATTAGTACCTACAACAAGTTTAGTAGAACAAATGTATTCTGATTTTTTAGATTATGGTTGGTTAGAATCTTACATGCAAAAGATATATCAAGGTCATGATAAAAGAGTTACCAAAGATGTTGTCATATCAACATGGCAATCATTATATAAGTTTCCCAAAAAATATTTTGAACAGTTTGGTTGTGTAATTGGTGACGAGGCACATACTTTTAAATCTAAATCTTTAACATCTATTATGAATAAATTACATTTATGTAAATATCGTTTTGGTTTGACAGGTACACTTGATGATTTACAAACACATAAACTAGTATTAGAAGGTGTATTTGGTGCAGTCAATAAAGTAATATCAACAAAAGAATTGATTGATAAAAAGACTTTATCAAATTTAAAAATTGATAGTTTGATTTTAGGATATAATGATAATGAATGTAAAATAGTAAAAGATTTAAAATATGCAGATGAGATAGATTATATTGTTAGACACAAACCGCGGCTTTTTTTTGTTAATAAATTATTGTCACCACTAAAAGGTAATACTTTAGTATTATATCAATTTGTAGAAAAACACGGAAAGCCTTTATACGATTTAATATTGAACACTTATAAAGACAGAAAGGTATTTTTTGTAAGTGGTGATGTTGATGCATTGACTAGAGAAAAGATTCGTGCCATTACAGAAAAATCATCTAATGCTATAATTGTAGCATCATACGGAACTTTCTCTACTGGTATTAATATTAAGAATTTACATAATATTATTTTTAGTTCACCATCTAAAAGTAAGATAAGAGTATTACAATCAGTAGGTCGTGGTTTAAGATTAGGTGATAATAAAAATGAATGTAAATTATTTGATATTGCTGATGATTTTACTTACAAAAGTAGACAAAATTTTACACTTCAGCATTTTATGGAAAGAATAAATATATACAACCAAGAACAATTTGACTATACAATTCACAGGATAAAATTATGATATCACAAAAAGATTATGAAAATTTAAAAGAAATGTATGATTATAAAAGAAAAATAGAATACAATAAAGAGAAAACAAAAAAACGAATAGATGAAATGTATAAAGAGTTTAACATTCTTGGTGGAACAAAAGAAGAAATGTTTGACCATTTTTGGAGTAATGTTAATTATAACAATACAGAATTTGATGACCCACCAGCTGATTGGGTACCTGAAAACCAAGAATTAAGGTTATGGAATGAGTAAAGAAATGCAACCTAGAATATTTAAACTTTCAAATGGTGATGAAATCATTTGTATGGTACACGATACATTAAATGATTATTTTAAAGTTTCATTACCTTTTATTGATGCAGCATTA